CAAGAAAACCTGTTTCCCACATGCCCAAGAGCGCAGTGCGGATTCGCCGGAGCGTAACCGGCACTAACATTGAATAATCCACGCCAGCCGACCATCAAGGAAGCGGTCGAGTGGATAAAAAAGGCACATACGCGGGAATACCGGGCAGCATGCATCGAATACTGGCGCGAGAAATACGGTGAGAATTATGCGGAATCGATTGTTAATCAAGTAAAGACACAATGGAAAAAAGCAAATAAATGAGCGTGGAAATATTGAATATTGATTGCATGGAATACATGCGGAAACAGCCTGATAAATCTTTTGATTTGGCAATTGTTGATCCGCCTTATGGGATAAATATTGTTAAACAAATGAAAAAAACCGTAGCAAGCAAAACAAGCATGATGAAAGGTAGCAATGGAATAGTGGGAGGGGATTGGGATAATGCAATACCTTCAAAAGAATACTTCCTTGAGTTAAGGCGCGTTAGCAATAACCAAATAATATGGGGGGGGAATTATTTTTTAGACAATCTCAGCGCGACAAGATGTTTTTGTGTATGGGACAAGATGAATGGAACAAACCCAATGGCTGACGCTGAGCTGGCATGGACTAGCTTTAGTGGCAGTGTCAGGATGTTTAGAATGCACCATCTTTCTCATGGATGCGACACAAAAATTCATCCAACCCAAAAACCAGTAAAGCTTTATGAATGGCTTTTAGTTAATTACGCAAAACCAGGTCAAAGAATTCTTGATACCCACCTTGGCAGTGGAAGCAGCGCAATAGCAGCGCACAATTTAGGTTTCGACTTTGTTGGATGCGAGCTTGATTTGGACTATTACAACGCAGCAACAAAACGTTTTAAACAACACACAGCTCAGTTAACAATTTTCAATTCATAGCATGTAAAAATCGAATGAAAAAACAAATAAACGATCAAGAAAAAGAGCAAGGGTACAAGGTGTGCGAATGCGGTCATGGCGTGCATTTGTTGCAAGCCGGATTCGAGATTGATCTGTATGCGTGCGAGCAATGCGGGGAGCATGTGGCCGACAAGGATGATTTTATGCGGCTGAATAGCGGCGTAAATTATTTGAGTAAATGACAGAAAAAATCGTGATTCGTTTTGTTCACGATCAAGCGCGCAATATGGCGCAGGATTATTGCAAAACGTTGCCGAATGGCTGGTGGGCAACATTTCAAGAAGAAAATAGGACGCTTGAGCAGAATTCGTTTCAATGGCCTTATTTAGAAGGCTTTGCAAGAACTTTGCAATGGCCAGTTAACGGTGAAAAAGTATGGTTAAAAAAGGAAGAATGGAAAGACTTGTTAACAGCCGCATTTGAAAAAGAAACTAATTTACGGATAGCGCAAGGATGGGATGGCGGCGTGATAATGCTTGGCAGCAGAACAAGCCAATTTGGCAAGAAAAAATTTGCAGTATGGATGGAATATCTGATTGCGCAAGCGGCGTTATCTGGTGTTGAGCCTGTTTTTTCTAATGGCTGGAAAGATTGGCAAGAATGTCAAAAATAACTGAAAGCGCGCGGGGGGAGCAATGTCAGCTCCGAATCCCAGGTATTTGCACAGGCAATCAGGAAACCGTCGTTTGGTGTCATGCGATTGGACATGCTTCGGGTAAAGGCATTGGCAAAAAATCTCCGGACGTTTTGGGGGCATACGGATGCCAAAATTGTCATGATTGCTACGATAGGCGCACACAGACACCGTCACATTTGACTAGGCAAGAAATAGAGATTTGTTTTAGTGAAGGACATCAAAGAAGCATGCGCATTTTAATTGAAAAAGGTTTAGTAAAAGTATGATCCTGTCTCTTGATCTTGGCACTCGAACCGGATGGGCTTTGCAAACAGAAAGCGGTGTCGTTAGCGGATCGGTGTCGTTTGCTACGAAGCGACATGAAGGTGGCGGCATGCGTTATTTAAAGTTTAAACGATGGCTAACAGAAACTAAACAAAAAGGCGTTAGCGTGGTTTATTACGAAGAAGTTAGGAATCATGCAGGGATAACAGCGGCGCACGTTTACGGAGCGTTTGAAGGGCATTTAACTGCATGGTGTGAACATCATGAAATACCGTATCAGAGCGTACCTGTAGGCACAATTAAAAAATTCGCAACGGGTCGCGGGAATGCTGACAAGCAGTCGATGATTGATGCGGCAATAAGCGCAGGTTTTAATCCGGTTGACGATAACGAAGCAGATGCTATACACCTTTTACGGCTAGTGATGGCCGAAAATGCGGTTGCATAATGGACGACATAGACAAAGCTGGAGACCACATTGACAAAACAGACGAGGCGGCAATTGCGGCAGTCCGCAAGGCGGCGGCTAATATTCCGGCAGGAAAACCAGGCGAATGTGATGGATGCGGCGAATACAAAGCGCGCCTGGTTGATGGGATGTGCGGGCGGTGTAGAGACGAGTTTAAGTTGTAATTACAAAAGGGTGCAAAATGACAAATATTCGAACTATGGTTCGGGGTGCTTACGATCTCCAAAAACTCAGGATTCAAACGGGAAACAGAATCGTTGTTAACTTTAAAGCAAAGCTCGGACAAGAACCAAGCAAAAAGGAATCAGAGATCGGGAGTGATGAGAAAAAATTACTCGATCGCTTGCGCTTAAGTTACCGAAAAATTACCGATGGCGTTGTCGATAAATTGCCGTCAAGCAAGAAATTTGTTGGCGATGAGCTTATCAGTAGTTACACTGAATTATGCTTGATTGATCAATACCTTGACCTGGAAGCGCGGGAAGTAAAGCATTTCAAACAGCTTGAAAAAGTGCTGCATGAGTACCCTGTCTATGAACAATTCTTGCTCGGCGTTAAAGGTTGTGGGGCTGCAATGGCAGGTGTAATTATTAGCGAGATCGACATAGCCAAGGCGAAATACTCATCTTCCTTATGGAGATATGCTGGCCTTGACGTCGCACAAGATGGGCGCGGCAGGGGGAAATATAAAGAACATTTGGTGACGCATAAGTACCTTGACGCGGAAGGCAATGAGCAAGAAAAACTCGGAATCACGTTCAAGCCTTTCCTGAAAACAAAACTTTTGGGCGTATTGTCTGGTAGCTTTCTCAAGTGCAAATCTCCGTACTCAGATCATTATTACAACTATAAAAATCGGTTAGAAACCGATCCGCGGCATCAAGAAAAATCAAAAGGGCACATTCATAACATGGCGCAACGGTACATGATTAAGCGTTTTTTGTGTGATTTATATGTTTCCTGGCGAAAAATCGAAGGGCTGGAAGTAAACAAAGAGTATCACGAAGAAAAGCATGGGCATGTTCATGCAAGTTGAGTCAGAGGTGTAAAGAAAACCATCATGGACAAGCGAGTCAGATACTCTAAGAAAACCACAAACTGAAAGCGAGTCAAAAGCCGCAAGAAAACCAGAACGGTTGAGCGAGTCAATGGGCAAAAGAAAACCAATCAAGTTGAGCGAGTCAGAGGGGGCTAGAAAACCACACGCCACAAGCGAGTCAGGGGGTGAAAGAAAACCATAGTCATGAAGCGAGTCAATAAAACCATAAAACAAGGGGGCGATATTGTTCAAATCAGCAGAGTCGGCTTTAATGTGGGCAGCACAGGTTAGGGAAACTTTGATCTATAAAGCGCCATCAATTAGTAGGATGTGCGGCAAGCCGTCAAGGCCAACCGACAACGACGTGCTGATCGGTTTGTCGCCCGAGGAAGTACACCGGCAGGCTGACAATATTTATTCGATGATAATATCGATTGATGATCCGGTATGCGAAGCTTATTTACTTTGTAAATATTTTAACGATCCAGATCAGTTGTCGAGGATCGTTTCGCGCGTGCATTTGCACTTAATAGATCGGTCGAGGGATTTAACAATGCTGATTCTGGCGTATGTCGGCGCGCGGATCGGAGGGCGCGAGATTACTCATAGGATGATTAGAGAATCGTTAAGCTGCCACAATGCAGCCGCCGCAGATTATCGTAAAGTGGTTTATTCGATCTTGGACAAATTACATGCGCAATCTATTGATATTATCGAGTGCAAGATGATTGATGCCGGGTTGATTGGCGGTAAATTCGTCGTTGGTGTTGGTCGTTAAAAATTTGTTGCAAAATGTTGGTAACAAGAGTATGCTGTTTTTTATAGAGTGGTCTAATTGTAATTAAAAGAAACAAAACCACTATTTAAACAATAAGTTAACCGAAAGCCTGGCGCGATAGCTCCGGGCTTTTTTATTTTATGGCGATAAAACTTATATTGATAGCAATGATTTTGCAATGAGAAAACCGACAAACGGATTTAAACCGGGACAAAGCGGAAATCCAGGCGGGCGCGCAAAAAAAACGCAGGAACAAATAACGCTTGAGACAATGTGTAAAGCTAAAACCCCGGATGCGCTCGATGCAATTGTAGAAATAATGGAGAGAGGCGAAAACGAACGCAATCGATTAGCCGCTGCGCAATACATTATTGATCGTGCGCATGGCAAAGCACCGCAAGCGCTGGAGCTATCCGGCCGCGACGGTGGAGCAATCGATCACACAATCACTTTCGTGCGTCGTATTATCGATCCGACAGCTGGATAAGTGCCGGAAATCGAGTTTTGCACAGCGCGGGTATTTACTCCGCTGCTTGCGCCTGCTCGATACAAAGGCGCTTGGGGTGGTCGTGGTTCTGGTAAGTCACATTTTTTTGCTGAAAAACTAATCGAAGATTGTTTCGAATATCGCGGCATGCGCGCTGTTTGTATTCGTGAGGTGCAAAAAACACTCAAAGAATCAAGCAAGCGGTTGATTGAAGATAAATTGAGCGCCTTCGGAATCGGTGAAAAACACGGCTTTAAGATTTTTAACGAAGTGATTAAAACGCCCGGTGATGGCGTAATTACGTTCGTCGGGATGCAAGATCACAACGCGGAATCTATAAAGTCGCTGGAAGGCTTTGGGCGGGCTTGGATTGAAGAAGCTCAGACACTAAGCGCAAGATCATTGTCGTTATTGCGGCCAACAATACGCGCCGCCGGTTCAGAATTATGGTTTAGCTGGAATCCAAGGCGCAAAACTGACCCGGTTGATATGATGCTGCGCGGCGATGATTTGCCTACGGGCGCTGTTGTTATTCGTGCAAACTGGAGCGATAACCCCATGTTACCGCCAGAACTCAATCAAGAGCGGCTGGACTGTTTGCGGACAACTCCCGAGCAATACGATCATATTTGGCAGGGTGGATATGCTGCCGTAAATTCCGGTGCGTATTTTGCGCGACATTTGGCTGAAGCAAGATCAAGCGGGCGCATTGGTAGAGTCGCTGCCGATCCGCTTATGACGATCCACCTATTCTGCGACATCGGTGGAACCGGCGCAAGGTCTGACGCATTCGCAATATGGGCGTGTCAGATCATCGGGAAAGAAATCCGGGTTATCGATTATTACGAAAGCCAAGGCCAGCCGATCG